AGATCCTGTTTTATGATCACCATTTTCCAAATGGTGTGAATTGACAGATAATCTTTGAGTAACTAACTTAATTAGTCGTTGATCTCCTATGATCGACGCTAATAAGTTGAAGGGGTCGACCGGTGCCCTCGGGTTAAAGGAAGAACCCGCGGGAAAGATTAGAGTATTTGCCATGGTTGATATTTTCACGCAATGGATTTTCAATCCCTTGCATAAGAGAATACAGACCATCCTTAGGCATATCCGTCAAGATGGTACTTTCGATCAGAGTGCTCCAGTCCATTATATGTTTAGTAAAATGGCTGAGAGAGGTTTACGGGAAGTTTTTTCCTATGACCTTTCTGCGGCAACTGATCGATTACCTATCGTCATACAAGAACACTTATTGGCCCTCTTTATAGGAAAAGAGTTAGCTCATATGTGGAAGAGTCTGTTGATCTTTCGAGGTTATCACCTTCGAAAGCTTCGGACTACCTTGTATTACTCGACGGGTCAACCTATGGGTGCACTTTCCTCCTGAGTCATGTTAGCGATCACACATCACGCTATCGTGCAGTATGCCGCTTACGTGGCTCGGGGAAGACAAAACCCTTGAATATGATTTAAGTTATATTCTGTTTTGGGTGATGATGTGAGTATAGCCGATAGACGTGTGGCAAAGGCCTACGTCCGGATAATGCGTGGCTTAGGTGTCGAGATATCTTTTGCTAAATCTCTAGAGTCTTCTTGTAAGACTGTAGAATTTGCTAAGAAATTCTGGATGCCTGAAGACGCTTCTCCCATATCATTTAGAGAACTCCTTTGTGCTGAGCGTAATGCTCAATCATTGGTGGAGTTTGTTAAGCGTTTCAACTTAACTCTCCCAGATGCTCTTGACGTTATGGGGTTTGGTTGACGGGTTAAATCCCAGATTCATAAACCTTTCTCTAAGTTAGGAGGTAGAGTAAGACGACTTCTCGTCTTACTTACTTCGCCTGAGGGAGCTTTCCCTCGGGAGCTTACTGAGTGGCTTACAATGAGGTCTTTGGTTAAAACCAACGACCAAGCCGAGTGAGATAGAATATACGATTCATATCTTTCTCGTTCATATCCGGCTCTGCTACAAAAGATAAAATCCTTAAGAAAGAAATTATCGAGATGGGCAGATCTGGTAGAACACTTTACGGCCTGGCAGATGATCGACGTACCGAAGGTCGGTACTCCGTCCTTGCTCTTATCCCATTCCCCCTCCGTTATATACGAAGAGGGTGGTTCGGATATCGCTGAGGGACCAATTCGGGGAGATCTTCCTCGTGATGAAGTTGAGCGCCTTCGTCTCAGATTCTGAAGAGAGATCGTCTCGGAGTATCGGAGTATTCCGATTACTAAGAGTATGATCTCTTCTCCTGAATCAGCTTCTAAGAAGATCCGGTCATCGCCGGGTCTCCGAAGAAACTTCTTCAAAGAGGTTGTATCTCGCTTGGAATGGTCGATCAGTGAATATCTCTGAGCTGTCCCTTGATACGATTCTGTCTCTAAGGTGGACAAAATTCGTGTCTTGATGGACATGGTAAGAGTCATCTATACACCTATAATAGAAGCATCTCTTTTAGACCTTGAGAGGCTAAAAGAGTGTGTGGACCTATTCAATTCTCCCTATTCAGAAGAATTAGGGGAGAGTGAAAGAGACAAAGCCCTCCTAGCGTTGGTTTCACGCTTAGGAAGGACTATGCCTTCATCTAACCCTATTGATAAGGCAGAGTTCCTATGGTCAGTTTTCGATCACATTGAAGAAGAAGTAGGTCTGGTCCCATCATCTAACTTGGTACAGCGAAGCACTTCTAAGGAAGTCCCTCGCTCATTACCGAAAGTTAGGATGTGACATTACTTAAACGGTCTTTCATTCCGCCGTCGGAAGAAAGCTCTGTCCAAGTAACCAGTTTTAAGGGTTTTACCCGCCTCTTGCTTTCCAAGAGAGGTGAAGACTGGGATAAGCAAATGTACGAAACCTATTACTCAAGACCGAAACACGGAAGTTTTATAACATCAAGCACATCGTTTAATACGATGATGTTTGGTATAAAATCCGGAAACGTATCTGAGC